GGTGGTGGTCAGCAATATGTAGCTGCTCCTGAAGACATTCAGCCTCAACAACCTCAAGCTATGGGCAAAGGTGGCGTTCAAACAAACTCAGCAACCTCTGGTCAACCTAGAGCCGGAATGCCCAATCAGTATTCAAATACTGTCGGACAGTGGGATAATGCAAGAATACAACCTCATCAGCCACAATATGGCGGGAAAGGCAAAGGCCAATAAATGGGAATTTCATTTGGCGGTGGGTCTTCTAGTGGCTCACAACAAACGCAATTAACTCCAGAACAATCTGCATTGTTAAAATCCCAAACTGGGTTTTTAACCAATACAGCTTTTCCTGCCTATCAACAAACCATTGGCATGGCTGGTGGTGCTTATAACCAAGCTCAACCTGCGTCTATTAATGCTGCCAACACTGCTATGGATGTTGCCGGTAGAACTGGTGCTTTGCAAGAAGCTGGAGGTTCACAAGCTTATGGCGCTGGCTTAGGTGGTCAACAGAACCTTGCCGCTTATCAACAGGGTTTAGGACAAGGTTTGACGGGTGCTGGCACTGCTGGCGCTGGAAACATTGCTGCTCAACAACAAAATCTTAGCCAAGGTTTAACAGGCAAAGGTGCTGGTGGTACTGCCAACATGGCTAATTACCAACAGGGTTTGGGCCAAGGATTAACTGGTGCTGGTGCTGGAGGCTTAAGTCAGAATGCTGGCAATTTAACTAATTACGGACAAAGTCTTGTTTCTGGTGGCTTGGGCGGTGCTTCTAATTTGGCTAATCAACAAGCAGGCCAAGGCGGTCAATTATTTGGACAAGGTGCTGGTGGTTTAGCTGGTTCTTCTGCTTACCAACAAGCTATGGGTCAAAACTTAGCAGACCAAGGTGCTGCTGGGTTATCTTCTTTGTTTAGTCCTCAATACGAACAAAATCAAGTTCAGGCTGCATTGCAGGCAGGTCGTGAATCAGCTCGTGAATCGCAGGCTGGTCAAAATGCTATGTACGGTGGTGCAGGCGGTCTTGGTAGCTCTCGCATGGCTTTGGCAGACCAAAACTTGTCAAGCTTAAATGCACAACGTCAAGCTACTGCTGCTGCTGGCGCTCAAGCTCAAGTTCAGGCCAATAAGATGGCGGCTGGACAGGCTTTGTTGGGTGCTGGTCAAGGCGCACTTGGTCAAGCACAAAGTGGTTATGGATCATTGGCTGGTCTTGGTCAAGGTGCTTTGGGCCAAGCTGGTGGTTTGTATGGGAATATAGCAAGCCAAGGTGGCAATTTGATTGGTCAGGGTCTTGGTGCTTACCAAAACTTACTTGGTGCTGGTCAAGCCGCTTCTGGTCAAGCGCAAAACGCTTATGGAAACTTGTTGTCTACAGGCCAAGGTGCTGCAAACACAGCTGCTGGTATTTATGGAAACTTGATCAATGCTGGTCAGGGAGCTACGGGTCAAGCAGGTCAGTTGTATGGCAACCTTGCCGGACAGGGCGCTGCTGGTATGGGTGCTGCCAACCAAGCTGCTGCTGCTCGTATTGGATACGGTCAGACGCCTCAAGACCTGGTGTCCAAATATGCTTCTGTTATTTACGGAACACCACAAGCTTCTACTACGCCTAACTTTGCTGGCACTCAAGGATCACAAGTTTCCGGACGCAGCAAAGGTTTTAGCATTTAAGGAAATATCATGGCAGATACTTATGTACCGGGAATGGAATTTCAAAGCTGGAGAAGTCTTCCACGCTTGAGGGATGTTGCTGGTTCTCCTGCCGGAATGCTTATTGGTGGTTTGATTGACACTTTAAGCGGTTCATCTGTTGGATCTGATCTGTTATCAGGAAAGAAAAAGCCTGTTGATGGATCTGTTCCTGCACCGTTTAACTCAGCAAATATGTCTGTTATGCAGCCAGTAGTTCCTACGGATTATTCCTATCAAGGTAAGCTGCCATCTGTTTCGGCACAACAAAATCAAATTGGCATCCCTCCATTGCCGTCTACTAATATTGTTACTCAACCTACACAACCCCAATTTGGTGGGTATCGTAGGTTTCTTGACATGTCTCCACAATAAGGACAAATCATGGCTGATCAACAATTTGGAGTTGCTCCTACTGCATACCAAGGCGGCATTTCGCCTGTTGCTCCACCTGACTTTGCTAATGCTGATCGCACCATCAAACGCGAACAAGATTTCAATGCTTTGAGCGACAAGATTAAGAGTATTGGTGGTATTAACACGCCAGAACAACGTCTTAATTTTGCCAAAGATTATTCTGCTTTTCAACCAGAAACAAGTGTTTTAAAAGCTGTAGCCGCAAAATTAATGGGCGTTCCAGATGCTGGATTAATGGCTACACAAGGTCGAATTACAACTACACCTGAATTTGATGCAAATGGCAAAAGATTAACCGCCCAATATGCTCAAAATAATCCAAATGAACCTTTGCAAGTTTGGGATGAAAATGGTCAGCCAATATCTCGTGATGAATATATCAAAAGACAAGGCGGTCAATTTAAAACATATGCAGATACCCCTGCTGGACAAGCTCGTCAAATTGAAACTGAAACTCGTAAGAAAGCATTTGAATCTGAGGGTGCTGCCACAAACGTGCAAGCTACTGCTGCTCCAGTATTATTAGATTTGCATAAGCAACAACAACGTGATTTGCAGGCTCTTTCTCAATTCAATCCAACAAGCGATGAATTGACCAAGTTGTCTTCATACAGTTCTGCAACTGTTGGTTATACGCAATCAATTAGTGCTGCTTTTAACACTTTGAAACAAGCTCAATCTGATAAATCCAAAAAAGATGAACTTACAAAAAATGGTTCACTGCAAGCCGCTATTGGTTTTATTGCTGGTAAGTCTGGTTTGACAAAAGGTGAAGTTGAATCATTAAGTTCTTCTGATCTTGATCAACGCATGAAAAACATGGGTTCTAGCTCTGAACTTGATACTAAATTTAGTCAGACAAAAAAAGAGGCTTTTGAATCTGCATGGTTTAAAAATCTGCCGCCAGAAGCTAAAGTTACTTATGCCAACATGTTTAACAGAGCTGCAAACATTGCTCAACTGACTGCTGAAGCAAGTAAATATGGTGATCTGGCTGTAGCTCCTACACCATACAACCCTGAAGTATTGCAACAAGCTGGATCTGCTGAAATTCAATCTGTTCTTGGTCAATTCAAAGCTGATGCTGCATTGAAATTTGCTGAATGGCGCAAAACCCAAAAGTTTCCTGAAGGTAGCTTGCCATCCCCCGGTGAGTTGCAATCTGCTTTTACTCGCACTGATGAGTATAAGAACATGAAGGAAAACTACGGCAAATTGATTGATGATGTTGAAGTAAGAGCAAAAGCACAAGCTGTTGCCAATGAAAAAAGGCCTGTTTCTCCTGAAGCAAAAATTGGCACTTTGGCTCCCGGTTCCGAGTCAGGTTCTGCTATGGAAGCAAAAGCTGAAAAACGTGCTGCGCCACCTCCTGCAAACAAACCGCCTCAAGCAAAAGAAGATCGAATAAAGTCTTTGGTAGATAACATTCTTAAAGATTTGAAAAAGTAATAAGAGGTCAACATGGCTGACAAAGATACAAACCCGTACTATCTACGTAATGTAGATTTGGATAAGCTTGACCTTAGCTCTTATGGCAAAGACTATTCTCCTGAAGAGCTTGCTGCCGTAAAAGCTTCTTTGCGCGAAGTTCAAAATCAACATCATGCAGCGTATGAAGCATTACCTTTGATTGACAAAGCTCAGATTTATGCTTCGGAAAAATTTGGTCAATATCAAAAGTATGCAGAACAGAATCCTGAAATAGCTTTTGGCGCCCCTGCTGCTTTGGCTACTGGTGTTGCTGTTATTGGTGGACAAAAACTGTTTAGTTCTTTAAGAGACAAGCTGTCTTCAATGACCAACAGTACCGCTGCTCCTTTGCCTGATGATGGATTGTTGGCCCATCAAATGTCTCAGAAAAATTTGCCTGTTGTTGCCAAGCCATCTACACCATTACCTTTATCGCAAGAAATTCCTCCTGCGGCTGTAAATGGAATTGATAAAACTCCAGATCAGATACGTAGAGAAAAGCTGGCTCAAGCTCAAGCACAGATTGAAGGACGTCCTGTACCTACTGCACCAGCGCCTATTCCATCTGCACAAACCATGACGCCTGAGCAAATGATTCAGGCTTCTAAACCAGAACCTTCATCGGGAATGACTGCCGAAACAAATGTTGGCAATCGTCCCAAAGACATGGGTTTAGTTGAGCGTAGTGCTTACAACACAATGATGAATGAGGCCAGCGCCGCTGAAAAAGCCGCTGCTCCTGTCGGCAGTGCGCCTGCACCTGCAACAAATAAACCTGTTTCTCCAAATAAAAAGAAAAGTACGCCAGAAATTAAGCTTCTTGATACGCCTCAAGAATGGCATAAGTTAACCAAAGAAGGTTCTACTTTTCTTCCAGGCTATGGAGCTGGAGATAACAACTTATTTAACACTTATGGTGCTGAAGGCCGCAAAGCAGTATTGGAGAGATTTAATAACGGCAAGCCTATTGGTTCATATGATAACTATTTAGCTTTGAATGAAAAGCTTAAAAAGGGTGTTCCATCTAGTGAAGTTCCCGGCTTAATGTCTCGTTTGCCTTCTGAAGCTGAAGCAGGAACCTATGGTCCTTTAGGTAAAAAAGCAATTATCAAAGGTGCTGGTATTGGTGGTTTGTTATTGGCTGCACATGAATTGGCTAATGCCAAAACTCCAACAGAAGCCGCTTTAAGGGCTGTGGACATAGGTACTGATTACGTGCCTATCCTTGGTCAAATTAAACAAGGACTTGCACCATCTGAATTGCAATCAGGCAAGTTAACTGCCAAACAGTTAAAAGCATTTGAAGAAGCCCAAAAGTTGGGCAGTCCTTATCGTTCAGTACCACCACCGAGATAACTATGGAAACCAATCACGAACCCGCAGCGGCAGCAGTCGCCAAAGCCGCCCTACCTATTGGCGTTTCTATGGCTACCGTATTTGGCTATCCAATTAGCGATGTTCTTGTGTGGTGTACCTTGATATATACCTTGCTGATGATCATTCACAAGGTCTATTTAATGTATAAAGACTTCAAAAAATAATGTGGAACCGACCCTTATCTTTGCCGGGTGCAAGCTTGCCTACGAAGGAATCAAGTCGGCAGTTGAAGCCTATCAAGAGATCAAGAGGACTGGCGGCGAGGTTGCAGGTATCGCTAATGAGGTCGGTGGGTTTCTATCGAAATTCTTTCACGGTCAAGACCAACTAGAACAAGAATACAAAGCCAAGAAAGAAGAAACCAAGGAGTTAGCCAAGCAGGGCAAGCCACGTAATGTGACGATGGAGGCCATAGACAACGTGTTGATGGTTCGCCAAATACGTCAGTATTACAGGGATTTGGAACAGATGGTCAGGTGGGAACTTGGGATGCCTGACCTGTGGGCAGAGATTGTTGAAGAGCGAGACAGGCTGCTACAAGAAAGAAAAATTGCAAAACAAGAAGAAGACCGCAAAATAATGCAAGCAAAATTAAAACGAGAGTATTTTTTGTTTGTTTTG